AAAGTATCCTGAACCACCTTTTGAAGTTATACTAGAACCTATCCCTGAACTGGGGCCTGAACTGAGGCCTGAACTGAGTCCTGAACTGAGTCCTGAACTAAGGCCTGAACTGAGGCCTGAACTGAGTCCTGAACTAAGGCCTGAACTGAGGCCTGAACTGAGGCCTGAACTAACAGAACCCTTCCCCCTGGCAGCCTCTATCATATTCCAAAGGGTAGGATTTGACTCTTTTAAGGCTGCATGATGCTCATCTGCGCGTTGTTTGATATCTGCCGCTCTGGCCTTTAGTGTATCCGCCATTCTATTAAGACCAAAAAAAATAAATAATTTTTTTCTTTTGGTTTTAGACATAGCAGTCAATTTCAAAGTAGCCATTCGAATTCTCCAGGTTTGTACCGGCATACTCCTTATAGCTAGGGTTCTCCTTTGCCCATTCATTATGCGTTGCTACATCCCTTGCAGTTATGAACTGAGCCCAATCTAGAAGCTTGAGCTCATGTAGAGTGTAGGCTTTATCCTTATTCTTTCCTTCACGGTGAACGGTAAGAGTGACTGGGTAAGTGATGCCCATAATCTGAAGAGTCGTCTTCCAGACATCAGGATTCACCTCCTTGAGAGTTGCCTTGAGTTGCTCTACAAGGTCCTCTCGGAGAAACACATAGTTATTGTGGTCAACATACTCAGACCACTTGTCAGGCGGGAAATCTCCCACCTTGAACTGATAAGGTACTGTGCCGTAATCATCGGGTCCATCTGACCACGGATAGATGACGCCCTTGTTCTTGTCGTAGAAGCGGAGATTCTGATTGCGATATCCCTCTCCAAGCCAGATAAAGGGATCACCATGCTCAACCTTCAAGATGCCGTGCTTTACAGCGAGGTTTGCATACTTGCGATAGTCCTTCTCTTCATCTTCAAAATCTGGAACGATATACTGCTTCTCATCATCGTAGTCAGGTGCGCTCTCAATAGAGGCCCAGAAGGCCCGCTTTAGCATATCAATGGTGAGAGTGGTCATTTTTGCTTTGTGTGTGATACAAAAATAAATAACTAAGTAATTGTTCAAATTTTTATTTAGTGGGTGGTTGAAAGAATCCGTGCACGGAGTTCATTTACCTCTGCTTTGAATTCATGTGGTGCATTGAAGACTGTAGAATGATATAGAACTTCTGCCTGTTCTGTATGACTCATCTTGAAAACAGGCAGTACCTCCTCTGGCTTTGCCACCTCATTGTAGAGTTCAATAAATCGAAGATAGGCGAGTAAAACTCGCGGATGCCGTGCAACTAGTGGACCTTGAACAGTTGTCAGTGGTACTGCAAAGTCCTCCTCCTCGCTGTCCGAGACATCATAGGCCTCCTCATACATCTGGCGCATCTCCTCGCGCAGATCCTCAATTGCCTGTGGAGAGAGCACTTCATAGTCATTACTTTCAAGGCTCTGTTCATCATCTGCCAAACTTGGAGCCGCTTGAAGACGAAATCGAGGGCGAGGAGTATTCTCTGCAGAACTTTCTGATGTATAGGAGGTAATTCCTACAATCGGAGAGAGATGCGGTGTATAGTGATTGATAGGTGATTTAACGGTTGCCATTTTGCTTGATACTAATAGTTATTGGGAAAGCAATATTCAATTTTTTTACTTGCTCGAGTTTCATTTGATATCTGTCAAGCAAAAAATACCAGTCTTCCTTTTGTGCAGGGGTCATTTTTGTCATCAACTTGAAGCGTATATTCTCAATTGTATCAATAAGTTCTTGCTCTGTAAGTGACATAGTCTCTTATACTGTAACAAAAAGAAGATGGGCTTTTAGCCTCTTTTCTTTTTATTTTTGGAGTTTAGTTGTTTTTATTTGGTTTTTACACGTGGTTGACAATCTTGCCATCCTTGTAGAAGTGAGCGAAGTCGCCCACCTCTCCATCATTGTCATGAAAGAGCATATTCATGTCATCGTCGAGCCAGTAATTGGTGTCATCAATCTCGACGAGTTCATACTTGCCACTATCGGCCTCCTCCTCATCCTCAGAGGCAGGAAGTGGGGGCAACTCCTTCTTGGGCTTAGCCGCAGGCGCAAGTGCCTTCTTTGCAGGGGCTGCAGGAGCCGCGGCAGCCACAGGCACCTTCTTGACAGGAGCCGCAGTGACACCATGCTCCTCATTCCAGGCCTCTACGAACTCCTGGTAGGCCATGGGATGGGTAGTCTTGGTCTCACTGGCCTTCTTGATGCCGCCCTCCTGCTTGACAAAGTCCTGCCATGCACTCGGCTTGCGGGCCTTGGGCTCCTTCTTGGCCTTAGGCTCGGCCTCCTCAGGAGGCTCCTCATCAGCAGCAGGCTTCTTGGCTCGAGACTTGCCCTTATCAGAGCGCTCCTTGCGACCCTTGGGCTCTGCAGCCACAGCCTTGAGCGGTCCAAGAGATGCCTCAAGGGTATTGGCCTGCGTCCGCAGCGACGCGATGATCTGGAGAATCTGTGCGTTGGTGAGAGTGGACATTTTAGCAATTGGTCTTAGTTATACTCAATTAACAATAAAAAATAATATTCAAATTTTTTTATTTCACTCTTTCCACTCTGCAAAATAAAAATTGGGTATTTTTTCTTTTGTTTTTTGTTTTTATTTTTTTGTTGGTTAGATGGTTTACTCATCATCCTCCTCAGCCGACTCCTCTGCAGCCGGCTTCTTGACACGCGGCTTGCCCTTGTCAGAGCGGGGCTTGCGGGCCTTTGGCTCTGCGGCCTCTGCCTTCGCCTTTACAGGGACCGCCACTGGATCAGGATTCTGAACCTTCCACTCTGCTGCCCAGGTCTCATAGGCTGCAGGATCCGCCTTCTTAAGAGCACTAGCGGCCTTCACGCCACCATTCTCTGTGACATAGGCGTTCCATGCGGTGGGCTTGCGGACCTTAGGCTCTGCAGCCACAGGGGCAGGAATCTCCTCCTCGACCACTGCAGCCTTAGCAGCCTTCTTCTTGCCTGCAGGTGCTGCCGCGACTGCCACTGCGACTGCAGGAGTACCGAGAGCCGCATCCAGAGCCGCCACTGCGGCACGGAGCTGGGTCATCGCCGTCTTGATTGCGTTGGAATTGCTGATGGAAGACATTGTATGATATGCTGATACTTTTTCACTGTGCTAAACTACTAGGACGATTTTCAATTTCAAATTTTTTTTATTTTGCCTCTGCGCCTCTGCCATAAAAAAAATGGGGACTAGTATCCCTCTTTTTTTGTTTGTGTGTTTATCTTTTTTACACCTTCAGTACCTGTGGAGGCATAGGGCCTGTGGCAATTGGAACAGAGCCAGGCACATCAAGAGGCATGGCCGCAGTAGGTGCACCGAGGAACATATTGCCAGGCAGATGGTCACCGAAGTAGACCTTCATGTTTCCAGAGAGTGCCTGAATCTTCAGAACATCTGCGTAGCCAGGAATCTCGTAGAACTTTGCCATTGCTGCTGCAGAGAGTTCATCCGCTGCTGCATTGGCAACTGCAAGTCGCTTAATCTGCTCTGCCTGAAGCATGGTTGCAGCAAGAGCCCGCTCATTATCAGCCTTCTGAACAAATGCCTCTGTCTGCTTCTCTACAGCCACACGCTTTGCATTCTCCTCGGCAAGAAGACGATTTGCCTTCTCTGCAGCAAGTTCAAGTCGCTTCTGCTTGATTGCATCTGGAATGATGACATTAGTGATTCGGACCCAATCAATCGTGATTCCAGAGCGAACCTGATCAACCTGCTCTTGGATTCCCTCCTTCAGAAGATCATCCAGAACCTTGAAGTCGGTAATCTCAATTTCATCTACAGTGCGCTCTGCACAGAGTTCACGCATCCGCTGACCCAGTGGGTTGAGAACCAGAATCTTATCATACTCGAAGCCATAGCGGCTTACTGTAGAGATGACAGAACTAGGCTCAATGCGGTTAGCAATCTCAATGCTGGGCACATTGATATTGACGCCCTCCTTAGAGACACACCTCACATCTGTCAACTTGTCAGTATCCTGAATGTACTTGACATGCCGAATGCTCGAGGTCAGAGGATTGTAGGTCACGACACCCTCTTGAGGCTGCTCCTGAATCTGTCCCATCCAACTGTAGACGCCGATGTGACCGCTGGGAATGGCCGTGTAGATAGCCGCCGCCGACGCAATGATGCTGAGGAAGATGATTATCTTGGACATTTTGGATGATTTGTTATGCTTAAAAAAAGTGGCTGCCCAAGTTCAAAATTTTTTTGTCAAATAAAAAGTGGGCTTGCGCCTCTTTTTGTGTTTTTTTTAGTTCTTCCAGGCCGAGTAGCAGCTGCCACAAAGAGTGCGGCCACCGAGTTCACCAGAGCGTGCAACGCCGCCGTCGCCGCCGCAATTGTCGCACGTCGCCAGTGAATTGTAGAGTTTGCGGATGAAGTTGAAGATGGTCATTTTGTTTTGCTTTTTCTTGCTGTAGATAGTTTAGTTTAGCCGCCCAGTTTCAATTTTTTTATGCCTCTGTCGCTGTAGGCAGAGGACCAGAGGCCGCAGGTGCAGGCTGAGGCAATGGATTCTTAATCTTCACAACAGAAGATTCACTAGTCATATCAATGAAACAATCCTTGTAGGTCTCATCATAGTCGCCGAGCAGACGCCAACTCACCTCCCATGTCATCTTCAGAGTCTTTGTGTGTGTTCTATAGTAACTAGAACCATAGTCATCCTCTAGAGTGTGAATAGGGCCACTGCGAACTGCGCCCTTGTAGATCTTGGAGGGAACCCATGTGCGCTTATCAGATGAGGTAACCATGTAGAGGATGTCGCCATTCTTGATCTCCTTCAGATTATGCCAGACCCATGTGTCACAGACATTCTTGTTGCTACCGAGTTGTACACCCTCAGCATGCATCCTTGCAAGAAACTCTGTAGATGAATGTGGGTAGGATGCTGAAGGCAGAACTGTTGAGTAAGTGCGGTCGGCAATCATTCTGTCAAGAACACCTGGCGGAAGGTCATCTGAGACCTGGTAGCGAACAGGACGGCGGCCACCTGCCTCGATGCGAGCCTTATCAAGAGTATTCTCTGCAGTGCGAGCAGCCGCAGCGGCCGTCTTATAGGCGACCTGAGTCTCCTTGGCCGCTGCATTTGCAGCAGCGATAGCGGCTCGATAGATTGTCTCTGCTTCCTTCACGGCTGTAAGGCGAGTCTCCTCTGTGGACTGAAAGGCCTCAAATGCCTTGATCTCTGCATCACGAGCGCGGCGGCGAGCGGCTTGGAGATCAGGAAAGTGGGCGTACTTCTTTTCAGATGATGTGGTAGTGGAAGACATTGTAGCGTATGGAGTGATACTCATGCCATAGGCTGCATGAAAAGTTCAAATTTTTACAAAAAAAAAGATGGGTGCAGTGCACCGTTCTTTTCTTTTCTTTTTTTTGGGGATTAAGATAGAATCTAGTTCTTCATCGTACGCCGCTTACGCATGATAGCCACGCAACGCGTAATTGCTGGCAGGATGAGCGTCTTTCGGCCCATGCGCATGCGAGCGCTAGGAAAGAGACTCTCTCGAATGACTGGTGCAGGTGTAGACGCAGGCACTGGCTCATCCTCTGGCTCATAATGTAGGACACGACCAGAGCCACGCTGCAGAGCCGCGACATACTCGTCAATCTCATCATAGTCATAGTCAACCGAGAAGCGACGACGATAGATCTCAGGCTCAGACTCGTACTCGCCGTCAGAATTGTCAGAGAAGTTGGAGGCCATGGTGTCTGTAGTGTGATACATATCACTGGTTGACGGCTGACTTTCAATTTTTAAAAAAAAGAGGGTGTTTTTTTCTTTTTTTTTGTGTTGTTTTTTTTGTGTTGTTTTTTTATTCAATAGCGACGGAGGGCGAGATCGCGGTCCATCCGTGCTAGGTCCTCCTCATCTGCCCAGCAGAGGCAAGTCAGGCGGCCATCCTTAACAGGAGCACCGCAATCATCGCACTCGTCTACCCCGCACCAGATGTTATACTCTGCCTTGTCGGCGAGGTATTGGGCCCAGTGGTCGCACGGCTTATCGCCACCATCGCATGAGCAGATGGCCTCGTTCACGATGTCGGCGATGCGGCGCGAGCAGGGGGGGCATGCGCGGGCGTTCTCCTCGTGACAGATGCAGATGTCCTGGTCGGCGAGGCGGCGGTCGCATGACTCATCTACTCCGCACCAGATGTCATACTCGGCCTGGTCGGCGAGGCGGCGGGCGATGCGGCGGTCGCAGGGAGCGCAAGAACGCTCGGTGTCCTCGTCGCACGTGCAGCGCTCGTCGCGCTTCTGCTGGCATCTCTTGCAGATGTTCGGCAGAACGACCGTGTACATGTCGCACTCGGGGCACCAGCCGTCGGCAGCAGGCGGCGCATTGCACGGGTGGTTGCGGCGAGAGTAGCACTCGTGGCAATAGTTGGATCCGAGAACGGTGGCCCCCATATCGCCGCAGTCAGGGCAGCGGCGCCAGTCTTCACGGCAGGCATCGCAGGTAGAGCCGAGTTCGCTCGTCATGTTGGGGCAGTCGGTCTGGTGGCAGAAGTAGATGTGCGTGTTAGAGGAGGACATCTTGTTGTGATGAGACTGTGTGTATGAGAGTGGAGATATTAATCACTATATTGGGACTGGTATACTTCAAATTTTAAATTTCCTCTTTGCGCAGAGACATAAAAAAAAGACAACAAAAGATGGGCTTTTCGCCTCTTTTGTTCTCTTTTGTCTTTTGGTGTTTTTTTCTTTTTGTTTTTTTTGTTCTTCTGCGCGCTTAGACGTCAGCCTCCTCCTCTGCGAAGGGATTAGGCGCGGGCGCGGCCTTCTTGACGGCCTTCTTCTTGGGCGCAGGGGGCGCCTCTGCCGGCTTTGCGGCCTTCTTGGGGGGCGTCTTGGGCGCAGGCTCCTCAGCGGCGGGCTTCTTAGCCTTTGCCACCTTCTCGGGCGCCACGAAGGAGAGCGCGTGCTCTAGGATGGCATCATCCGTGAGCGTCTCATACTCTCCCTCGCAGGCGCCCTTGAGGTGCGAGCAGAAGGCGAGGCGCGCCGTGCCGACAGCGGTCTTGGCGTCAGCGTTCTCCTCCTCCTTCAGCAGCGCGGTGACGCGCGAGCAGAAGGTGAGCCAGGGCGACAGCGGCTTCTCCTCGCCGTCTGCGGGCGCGGCCTTCGCCTTCTTTGCCTTCTTTGCCGTGGGCGCACTCTGCAGCTCAGCCAGTCGCTCCTCTACGAGGGCGAGGCGAGCAGTCAGGGCAGCGAACGCGGCGATTGTCACAGTCTTGGTGGCCATGGTTGCGGTGGGTGCTAGATGGTGGTTGATTGTGTGTGGGCTGTTTCTCTCTCTACTCAATCAGTTTATTGGTCCCCCTTCTTCAATTTTTTTTATATATTGATTCTGCGCGCCATCTAGCGTATCTGGGCGCGCAGAGATTTTCTCTGTGTTTCATCTCTCAAAAAAATTTGAAGAAGCCTCGCGCGCGGGCGCGCGCGCCCGCCTATGCGCGCGCATTCAAGATGGGTCTTGCATTCAAAGAGAAAAAAAATTTGAACAGAGGATGGCCCCAATTTGAATAGTTGGAGAGAGAAACAATAGCCATCCCCCTCCACCCGACATACCGCCAACACAGCAACAATGTCGAAGAACCGCTTCGCGCTCTCTTTCTATGAGAGCGAGGACGAGAGCACACCGCGCGCCGCAGGCGCCGTTGGCGCGCAGGCGACCGAGGAGACTAACGTCTCTGACGGGGCTAGCGCGTGCGAGGTGCTCTGCACGGCGTGCAACAGCGAGACCTGCGCGGTCTCGCGGACGCTGCGCCACAAGGCCTACGTGGCCACCCTGCCCGCCAACATGCGCTGGATTGCCGACGAGCCGCGCAACTGGGCCGACATCCAGGAAGAGGAAGACGCGCGCAACCCGCGCCCTGTCGACCCCTGGATCCTCGAGCTGCTGGCGCTCGCCGCAGAGAAACTCGAGACCGCCGCAGACCCTGAGCCGATCATCACGATCCCCTTCGTGGAGAACACGGATGTCTGGGCGCGCAACCCCAACGGTAGCATCATCTGCTGCCGCTGCCACGCCCACGAGGGCGTCAAGGGGCGCCTCTCGCCCGCCTGCACCAAGCTCATCGTGAATGCCGACGGCAACAACGAAGAGCGCGCCTTCGAGGCTGGCTGCGAGAAGTTCGACGCAAGCGAACTCTGTACGCTGAGCAAGGGCTCGCAGGCTGGCAAGCGTGTGGCGCACATTGGCGAGCCAGAGTGGGCCAGCGCCGAGCCGAAGGCCGCATTTGACTGGTCTCGGCCGGCCTCTGCGGGCGACTGGCGCTCTGGCGCAAGCACGCCTCAGCAGAACTGGCGGTCTGGCGCGGCAACGCCCACTCAACGCCCGTGCTGCTCGAACCCTCTCTGCCGCCTGCCAAGCGGCGCGCAGATGACGAACCACACGCTGGCAACCTGCGGCAAGAAGGGCGGCGGCGCCTACAAGGGGCGCAAGTAAAGACAAAAAAAAATAAAAAAGAACCAAAAGACAAAAACAAAAGAAAAAAGGCGAAAGCCAAATTTCTTTTGTTGTTTTTTTTTACGTTGGTAAGAGGAAACTTCTTTAAAGAAAGGCTCTTTATAAATAAAAAAAATTGAGTTAGGTTAGTTATTTAACTGTTAAATTAACGCAATAAAAGCCCCACACATTAACATCCATCTAACACCCACTTTAAAATGTCTTCGCAAACCGTCGTCATTCTTGTGCCTGCTGCGCCACCCACAATTCCAAAGTGCAGTGTTTGTCGCAACGAGGGACATGATAGACGTACATGCGGCCTTTTGGCGCTTGCGCATGCAGAGGTAAAGCGACAAGCAGCAATTGCCGATGCACAGATCGCCGCTGCAGAGGCAGCCCGAATTTCCGCTGAAACCGCTGCTGCTGAAGCGGCAGCACTGGCTGCAAGTCTTGCGGCAGCACGGATTACCTACTATCGAGGCAGTGATAATCACTCTCAGCCGCATTGCGCCTTTAATGGTGCCTCGGCACTTTCGAAGGGAGAGTATGTGATCGGCTTCGGCGAGGGCGATAAGAAACCTGCTGCTAAAGATTTCTTAGAGCACCTTACAGCCGAGCAGGCTGCTCTCGTTGCCACCCACTTCCGCATGTCGCATACTCGATGGAATGAAGCAAAGAGCATGACTTCTGGCGACATAGTGTTCATGTGTAAATATGAGAACCGCAAACCGCATAGTATCTACCGCGGCAATGTTACTAGCGGCCCCTTCTTCAAAGTGACTAAGAAACCTGTTGAGGGATATGCTGGCGAAGTTATCATGCGCTGGACAGTTACTTGGACCCTGATCGGCCGCGCCTCAGAGATTTGGCTTAACTACCTGCAGCCCTCGAAGCAAAAGACACTCTATGCTCTTGATGGTGCCCCCCCCTCGTAAAAAGAAAAAACCAAAAAAAAAAAGAGAAAAAAGGCGAAAGCCAAATTTCTTTTGTTATTTTTTTACGTCTGGGAAATGGCCAAGATAAAATTAAAAATTGATGGTGGCCAAAATAGTTTCTGGGAAGTATAGCCATCCACACGCCTATCTACGCCTATCTACGCCACAATGTCTTTCTTCAGCCCCGCAGACCTCACCATGTTTGCAGAGGCAAGCGCAGTAGCCAAGAAGCAGGCTGAGGAGAAGCGCCTCGCTGACTTTGCCGCCTATCTCTTCCAGCGCATCATGGATGAGTCTCGTGACAAGTATGTAGCCATCAAGGAGAACTTGGCTGAGAGCATCCGCTTTGGCTCCAACCAGATTGTCCTCTGGCAGTGCAAGACCACCAAGTTCAACCGCTCGAAGGTCAATCCAGACCGCGACTGTCGTGACGAGTGGATGGTCGATCCTGCGACTGGCAGAAAGATGACCCACAACCAGTATGCTACTGAGAAGAAGGAGCACTACGACTCCTTTGGCATGCGCGGGACCTACAACATCTGGAAGATTCTGAGGTTCACCAAGATTACCGCGGCCATCGCGGCGGAACTGGGTCCCAACTTCATCTGCCGTCACCAGTCCATCCCACTTGGACCGACCCAGTCAGGCCATTGCTTCCAGCAGACAATTACTGCATTCTACTGCCCTAAGGGCCGCTCAGAAGCAGAGGAGGCGGCAACACAGAAGGCTCATGCCGAATTTCCGATTGGCCGCTGTTGCGACTGCGGGAATCACTACACTGCAGAGAGTGTAGTCCGCCACAAGTACAGCCTCTCTACCAATGAGTTCTGCAGTCATGAATGTGCGTCCAACTATCTCCCTGACGACTACGACTACTGAGATTCAAAACCAACAAAAAAAAAAAAACAAAAATTACACTCTTTTTTTGTAAATTTGAAGTGAATTGACTTCATATAAAAAGTACACTATCACACTATAGATACCATGGAGGGTGCTTGTGGCAAGATCCTTGACACCGAGGACAAGAGGGTGGTGATCAAGAGGGTCCATCATCATAAGGGCCCACATATACGCACCTCTTCGCATCGTGCACCTGCACAGTGCCGCATCCAGCAGTGGGCTCACGGCATTTTGACGCTGAAAAACGGATTCAAGAAACTGTTTGTACCTCGTGCCTGGGACCCTGAGCAGCATCAATACAAGATGGAGCGTATTGACTGTCTTGTTCCTGTAAGGCACAGTGAAGTCGCGGGTGAACTGAAGATGTTCTATGCAATTGCCGCTGCACAGAGTATCTTTCCCTGCGACTACGAACTCTATAAGCAGCAGGATGGCCGTGTGGCAATGATTGACTTCGATAAGTTTGCAGAGTGGCGTGAGAATGGCAGTGTGCTGTTTCCTTGGGGACAGGTGCTTGAGAATCCACAGCTGCCCTTTTAGATAAACAAAAAATTTGAATAAAGTTACTCATTTTTAATGTGTATCACATCATACCATGGCATCTACTACTAAGACACTCACCGAGTTGAAGAAGATTGTGGCACACCATCGTACAGAACTCGAGAAGGCTGAGGCCGCATTGCGTGATCGTGAGGATGGAATGAAGAAGCGTGTCATCGCAATGGAGAATCGCCTCGCTTATAAGTATGACTGGAAGAGGGCGGTTGAGCGAGGCTTAGTAGAGAATGTTCAGCGCATTCTTGACGAGTGTGCAGACTATCTCTGTCATGATGAGGACGATCTTGGGGCTGAGTTTGTGGCAGCAGCGAAGGTTCGCTTTGGAAAGGAGGGCACTCTTGAACGACAGGAGTTCTGTTTGCTTGTCATTCACTACCTCAGGAGCAGGGGTTCTTTCCACTGCGAGGAGACAAAGTTATTTGATGATTTTGATGACACTGCGGGTGGCTGCGATGAGATTACACAGGATGCAGCCATGTATCTCATCAAGAATCCTGACTGGAAGCCTGCTGCATAAATAATAACTATAAAATTTGAAGCCGTTGGGCACTTAATCCTTTTTTACTAAGATATATCACCATGGCCTCCATTAACCTGTCCACTAAGGTTTCCACTAAGGACGGCGTCCCGCAGGGGTTAACCGGCGTAGCCGGTGTCAAGGGCAGTGATGTCTACCAAAGCACTGGCGACCCTCGCATCGACCTCTCCACCATGGCCGTTCGCGGCTGCTCGGGCGACACTCTTAAGAGCCTCATGAAGGCTGTTCTAGAACTCGGTAAGACAGAACCACAGGCCTATGAGGATGCCTTTCTGCTTGCTTTCCAGACTCGCAACATCCGCGGCGGCAAGGGTGAGCGCGATGTATCCTATGCCATGATGGCAATACTCCTTGGTAAAACTCCCTTCATGATTCAGATGCTCGATCTTGTTCCCAAATACGGATGCTGGCGCGATCTCTTTCATCTGGCATCTCACATGCTAGAGCGTGCGCCAGAATCTGAGCGATGCACTGAAATCAAGAACGCCGTAATCGAGATCGCAAGGAGCCAACTCAAGAAGGATGCCTTCACCGTCGACGAGCCAATTAGCCTCTGTGCAAAGTGGGCTCCTCGCGAGGGCAAGGGCAGTGTCAATGACCAGACAATTGCCAAGGAACTGGCTGCTGCTCTCTTCCCTCAGATGAGCAAGGTGAGCCAGCGCCTCGCTGCCTATCGCAAGATGCTCTCCAAGTTGAACAAGCGCATTGACACTGTTGAGGTGAAGATGTGCGCAGGTGACTGGGAAGAGATTAAGCCGCCTACTGTGCCTGGCCGTGCTCTCGACAAGTATCGCGCTGCGTTTCTCAATGAGGTCGCTCCTATTCGTAAGAACCAGCACGTTCAGAAGGGTCAACTACGTCGACCTGATGATGAGGTCCGCATGGCGTGCCGTGAGCACTTTCAGGAGCACTTCGCCGCCGCTGCGCGTGGAGAGGTTACGCTCAAGGGTGCTGACACAGTCTATCCTCATGAGGTCATCAAGAAGATTCTTGACTCGTACCGCTACGATCACTACTATGGCGATGCACCTAGGCTCTCCAAGGGTGAGAGTGATCTTATCATTGGCCAGTGGCGCGGCTTTGTAGAGAAGGCACATGCGTCAGGTGCTCTCCGCGACTGCGTTGCTCTCTGCGATTTCAGTGGCTCTATGGATGGTGTTCCGAAGACGGTCTCACTGGCCCTTGGTCTCCTGATTGCAGAGGTGAGCGGCACCAACAAGTTCCTCACATTCGACACGGATCCAAAGTGGCATCGTCTGCTGCCTGAGCAGACTATCATTGAGCGTGTAGCCGCAACTGGACATATTGGAGATGGCCTTAGCACCGACTTCCAGAAGGCTATGGATCTTATTCTCACAGATGTCAAGGCGCGGCGACTTCTTCCTGAGCAGATTCCCAAGGATCTCATTGTCTTTACTGACATGGGCTTTGACCAGGCGTGCGGCTCAGATAGGACCAGTTTCTGGACGGGACACTCCTACCGCAATGTTGTCAAGACAGCGCCTTGGCAGACGCACATCCAGATGATTCGTGAGGCGTGGAAGCGTGCTGGCGAGGATATGTGGAACCAGCCTTTCGTGCCGCCTCGCATTGTCATCTGGAATCTGCGAGCCGAATACAAGGACTTCCATGCGAGCGCAGATCAAGATGGTGTCATCATGTTGAGCGGGTGGTCGCCTGCGCTCTTCAAGGTGATCCAGGAGACTCGCGTTCAGGTTATTACACCGATGGATGCGCTCCGCCTTCAGTTGGATGACCCCATGTATGATGCAGTCCGTGAGCGCCTTCGTACACTCATGTCAGCAGCATCTGTTTAAAGTGCTTATCCGCAAAAATTTGAACATTTTATTTTTGCTTAGGGAAAGGCATAAGCAATAAACAACCATGGCATCTATCAATCCTGATTTCATCTGTCCTATTACTGGCGAGATCATGAATCGTCCTGTTATCGCCTGTGGTGATGGGCACATCTTTGATGAGACTGCAATTGCGCGCTGGGCACTGTCTCATGACACGTGTCCTACGTGTCGCCAGAATCTTGTTCCGCATTTCATTGTAAATCGTGCACTTCTACAGCAGATTCATGACTACCTCATGGCTAATCCTCCTCCTCTTCCTGACAATCCAACGCCAGCCTTCAAGGATGGTGCAGCCATCTGTACTGCGGATATTCTGCAGGATATTGGCAAGACTTTCCTGCATGTTCAGGTGGCCACGGACCCCACAGGTCTGCGCCAGGGCACAGTCTACATTCTCGGCCTCGACAATTCGGGCTCCATGGGTGAACTTGCAGACCCTGACTCCAAAGAGTCACTCTTTACCCGCATGGACCTAGTCTACCATACAGTCAACACGGCTGCTGCAATGATGACGGAGAATGATAGCCTCGCGCTCGTCTCTTTCAGTGCTGCTGCAAAGACGGTCATGGAGCCTACACAGATGAATGCTGCAGGAAAGGCCAAACTCAAGACTCGACTTGCAACTATTGTCCCAGATGGCATGACCAATATTGAGGCAGCTGTACGAGAGATGATGGTCATCGCCAACCGTCCTGAGATGGCAGGTCGTAATATCGTTGCGGCTCTGCTTACAGATGGCGCTGAGACAGTCAAGCCAAGCCCTAGTGGTACGGTTGCCGCCCTGACTCGCATCCAGATGCGGAACCAGTGGAATCTCTCCACCTTTGGTCTCGGCTATTCTCTTGACAGCGTGCTTCTTGCCAAGCTTGCTGAGATGGGAGGCGGCATCTTTGGCTTTATTCCAGATGTTAGCATGGTCGGCACGGTCTTCATCAACTTCATTGCAACGGCCGCCGCCTCTGGATGCCGCAACACTGAACTCTCCATCAAGGTGAACGGCATTGAGTCAAAGATGAACACAGGTCTCCTCTCCATTGGACACCCTCGCGACTTCTTCTTCCCAGTTGTGGCTGGCTCTACACTTGAGGTAAGTGTAAATGGCTCTGCACCTGTGGCTCCTGCAGGCATGGCAAGTGAGTTTGTTAAGACACGCAAGCTCTACATGGACCTCCTTCAGATGGCAATCCAGTTTTCAGAGGCTCGTAAGACAGAGATTGCAGCTGATACTCTCATGACCCTGCAGTCAATGATGGCCACCAGTGCCTGTCCTCAAACAAAGGCTCTCCTGCTAGATGTCAAGTCAGATGATGCCAGTGAAGGTCAGATTGGCATGGCTCCTCACTACTGGCAGCGATGGGGCGGGCATTACTCTCGCTCGTATCTGCGCACAGTTCTTCAGCGTGGCTGCCGTCTGAATTTTAAGGACCCAGGCAGTCTTCTGCACGGCAAGCATCCTCTCTTTGAGGCAGTTGTTGCGGATGGTGAGGAGAAGTTCATTAGTCTGCCAGTTCCTGAGCCCACTGGCCACAGGGCTGACCTCACTGTACAGCAGACTGCAACGGTTCGCGCCTCTGCACAGGCCTATATGACTACAGCATCTCAGGCGGCTTACAGTGGCGGCTGCTTTGCAGGGCATGTGCGCATTATGGCATGGGATCCCACTGCACAGACTTATGTGCGTCGCCCCATTTCAGAGATTCGTCCTGGCGACTTTGTCTGGACGATGCAGGGTAAGGCGAAGGTTGAGGTCTTTGTATCGTGCGGCTCTAAGAATCCCCAGCAGATGATGAGCAAGGTTAAGGGCAAGGATGGTGTTTGCCTCCTAACGCCCTACCATCCGTACATGACCATGAATGGCGATTGGGTGACTGGCAGGGATACTGTAGGAGATGAGTCAATGCCTATTACCACCGTGTACAATCTCGTGCTGGATAAGGGTCACATTATTGACATGGAGGGTGTGTTCTGCTGCACTCTGGCTCACGGCATTCATGGCAAGGTGATTGGACATGACTTCTTCGGTACAAGCGCAGTTGTCGACGCTATGAAGCGCCAGACTGGCTTCCCGTGCCCTGTCTATAAAAATCTGGAGGTGCGTCGTGACCCTGTCTCAGGTCTCATTAATGACTGGTATGATGACATCTGAGTAATAAAAGACAAACCAAAATAAAAAAAAACATCTGAGATTACTTTATTTTTAGTAAGGCAAATCTCTATAAAATATATTTCTACAAAATAGAAGATGCCGCCAAAGGCATTGTTTAGAAGAAACTCATTAAAACTAAATGCAGGAAAAAAAATACAGTGTCTATATGACCCCTTCAATGACGGCACGAGTGTTCGTGATAACATCGATATGGTGCAGCGCATAGTTTACAATTATGGAAATAGGCCGCATATGCGTGTCGACCTTTTTAATGGTGAAACGGATAGTGATATTCAGATGAAGGATTCCGATAATAGAGAGTGTACTGGAATGATATGTTTGTTTAATAAAGGTTCTTGGAAAGGAAATCATTTCATTCCATATGTTAAGATAGGCGATACATGGTATAATGGTGATGATGAAATTGGATATTTAAGAAAAAGAGATGGACCGCCAACCAAAGATAGCAAATTCGTAGATGATAGAGGTACTCAAATTGCTAGTTCTTATATTAAGTACGCTCTTATATTTTATTATACTACTGAAGCTATACAACATCCGAGAACGAATGAAGATTGGAGTGGCAGGCTTCTTTTTGGACAATTAGCTACAACATGTGGTCCTGACGCAATACAAACAGTCTTACTGTTTGCAGATGGATATTATGAACGCTTTAATTTAGAAATTTACAATAACATAAAACAGTATATTGACCCCAGATTTAGTTTTGAGGGAGTTACAGAAAATCCGTATAGTGAAGGAGAGTTAGAGGAACAAAAAAGTATACTATCGGATAAATTGGTTCAGTATAGTAGTTATAAAGGTGAACAAGTCTCTACAAATTTTCTACTCTATATGTTTATTCGCTATTATGCGATTAACACATCTCCAGCACTGGAATTTACTCCACAAAATAATAGTGCTCGTAACGGCGTTCCTGAAAGCAATGCGAATGCGTATTATAACGCACTAGAGTACGTTAAAACTCATAATGAAATTAATAGTAATTATGATATGTCTTGGAAATTTATTAAATCATTTGCGAAATTATATCCTGACTGGCTTCCTCCGTCCTATCATGTAAAAAAGGAGTTTGAAAGACTTTTAAGGAAACTGTATGATGCGTATGATAAAACACCATCTGGTACTGCTCGGCTGGGTCGCATTCTTTTTTTTATCTATGTAAATTTACATGTAGACAAGGATGAGACAGTACAAACTAAAAAGATTAAAAAATATAATGAAGTATTTGATAAGTATGGGGAAGAGTATGAAGCAGAGCATAAGAATGAAGGCAATATAGACTATAGTTTTGATAAGAAATCGTATAGAATACTATTGGAACTATATACATTTTTTGAAGAGAATTGGAGTATACTAATGCAAAATTTAGATGACTTTCAAGATGTATTTAATAAAACTAGAAATTTACAACAAGGCGGTAATAAGCGTAAGACGCATAGGATTTCTCGTTCTAAAAGGCACACACGAAAAAGATGAGAATTTAACGGCCTGGTGTAGTGACAAGCCAATTCTGCGGTAGAAGACCGCTATAGTAATCAACCTCTTCAAAGAAATGGAATTGATAGGCACGAGAGGGTGTACCACGAGCCAAGCAATCAAATGAAGAACCAATATCAAGACATGTTACAGTAGGTGCATGACGAGCAAGATCAGCAATGGCTACCTTTGAACAAAGACCTCCTGAAAAGAGAACAATAGCATCAGATGTACAGGCCTTTACAATCTGTTCAAATACCTCTTGATACTTGAGGACCCAACAATTCTCAGGAATCTCTATATGTTCCGCCTCAAATACTTGGCAGAGTCGTGCATTCTGTTGATTACAAACATAGATCTTTTTACGAGGGGACTTGCGAATAGCCTCGACAAGGTTGTACATATGTTTTTCGTGGGCGCGCCGAAAATCTTCCACATCATGTTGATAACTGCTACGAAGAAGTAAGTGATAGTCTGCCCAAGGAATGAGTTCAGGATCTTTTCCAGTTCTTGTAAAGAATAAATTTGCATAAAAGTCATGTGGCACTTTCTCTCGCCATTCTCCCAAATATGTATTAGGGGTCTGTGCTAAAATAATAAAAGCCTCTTTTAAAGCATTACTTAGTTCAGGAAAATAGACATCACCATCACAGTTCTGACCCTGTTGACCAAGGCAACATGCATATTCACCGTCACCGAACTTTGCAAAACGGACAACTTGGTTGTTCTTAATGGCTTCTGTAATAAACTCAGTACGAATGTTGTTCATATTGAGTGTATTTAGTTGACCTGGTTTAGGTCTTTGAGAAAAAAATAAATAGGATTTTAAGAAATAGAACCCGCACTAATCAATCCTTTAATTGCATAATTTACTTCTACAGAAATAGAGTAACTTCTCTTATTTCCAGCATATTTAATAAACTCATCTATATTCTTTGTAATGTAGTTAATAATCTGCTTTTTAGTTGAACCATTTCCTGTTACATCATAAACAACTTGTATTGCATTAAGTACATAATTCTGTTTATGACGATTATCATCATCACGCAGTACATTATCAAGGTTAGTACCTGTAGGTTTGTATTGATGAGAACTCATTTTAAATGTTTCTTAAAAGTGCTATACTTTACTGACGAATAAAAAAATAATCAAATTTTTTTACTATCTTTAATACGAATCTCTACAAATCCAGATTTGCGGTTCGGATTCAGTTTAACCCACTCTGGATAGAGTTTAATTAGCATTTCTGCTGCATCTTTTGACTTCTTTTGTCTTCCTTCATCTGCTTGAATCCCACCTGCCTCCTTGTAGTATGCTGTCTTAGGGGCGATATTATTCATACGAATCACACCACCATCAAGTTCATACATTCGTAGAGTGATATAATAATCTGTCTTCATATCTACTGGAATTTTTAATTTGCTACTGCCAGGATTAATAATACCAAAACAGACACCTACAATAAACTTAAGATCAGTGCTAACTGTTGGTTTCATAAAAAAACCATTTGCAATTGGATAAATCCCCCAAAGGCGGAAGCCGTATTTTTGCGCCTCACTAAACCCCTTTTCAAAGACACGCTTTAAGGATATTAACTGTTTTTCTTTTCTGGGAGCCTTTTCATCATATTCAAGAAATTCTTTTATATCATCATCCATACAGATAATTTTTTTACCAATAGGAAAATAGTCCGTTATGAAATTACGAATTTCTTTAATTCCTTTAATCCCTACAACAATCTTACCATAGGAACCATTTGGAAGGGCTTCTTTATAAGCCTTTTCTTCATCTTTATCTGCAACAAAGATATGAATCTTTGAAGGTTCTATTTTATACTTTTTTAGAGTTGCAAGTGTTTTTTCCTTCAGTGTCTCTGTGCGTTTATATGAAGGAATAGCAATAACATAATCGGATGCTCTGATTTTACGTGTCTTGCCTGCCATCTAGAAGATATTAAGAATTTACCAGCGCTTTCCACAATGTCCACTGTGCCCACCAGGGCAGTATTCTTCCTGTTTGAAACCAGGTTCATTACGACAGCAGTCACTATGATTGTCTTTGGCCGTAGGGAGTTTCTGACCTGTGCTAGGGTCATAATAGGCGCTACAGTATTTGAGACCACACCGCCAGCACCAGGAACGACCACAGCCTGCCCCCTTCACAAAGGTTCCGCGGGTTTCAAGGCCACAGGCAAAAATATAATCACATGCGTTATCTTTCAGACACCAGCGCTGACACCAAGGGCATTGCTTCGCGTCGTTCATTCTACATCGGAGTCCGGAAAACTCACGAGTGCCTGTTCGCGCGAATCATATCGACCCAGATACTTTCCAATCATTCCGTCTTTTGGCTTCTCATAGACCTTATCTTTGCTTGAATCATACCAGTAGGATTTATCTGCAATAATCTTTGAAACTAATTGAATCTTAATGACTTCAACTGCCTCAAGCGGCTCCTCGGCTACCTCAACTGCTTTGGCAACTTGCGGCATAGGCACTGGGGCCGTCTTTTTTACAACCTTCTTTGGCTTGGGCGTTGGCTTTGATTTTTGTTCAACCACAGGAGCAACGGCAACAGGAACAGGAGTTGGCGTGGGAATTTCTGTTGTGGGAATTTCTGTGGTGAGCCCTTGTGCTCCTGAAAGAGTAGAAACCACGGTCCCATTTTTCTTAGGACGTCCTAGTTTTTTAGCCTCTGTCTTTGGAGTCTTCACCTTCATCTCTAAGTTTCCTCGGGCAATTCTTTGAGCCGTTTCTGCCTTAGTAAGGTCAACTCCACTTAGAGCATTTCCTTCAAGTCCCGCAAATTTTAAATAACGAGGTGAGCCAAAGAGCCAACAGTTCTCATAATATGGCTCATCTACTTTTCCAAGATACTGACATTGCTGATTTTTTGGGGTATAGCAGAGTTCATCTTTAATAATTGTGAGTTTTCGCTTTTCAATACAGGAATCACAGAGTTCATCCTGTGTGGCAATCTCTCCACATCGCCTCTCTGTGAAATATCCACTCTTGGTCGGAAATGGAATCTCTTTCTTTTCTTTTGTATAACGCCCTTTACACTGCATGAGTTTATGCTCATTTAGTCTACGGGAAACGCCAGTCAAATTTGAATACTCGCTTTGTACATTACCTATTCAACTAGGATGCCAATTACTTTCTCAGCCATTAATCCGATCAGTAAGACAGAAAAAATGATTGTTATCTATTATACATCTAGCGTTGTTCTTCTTCTCATTGGTGGAGCACTTTCTGTACCGAATGTGATTATTGCAGGATTTATCATGCTAGGACTCACCTTTTGTGCAAATATTATGATGCCAATGGGTGAACTAACCTATGAGCAGGAATATGGACATTTTCCGAAGTCTCGTGGTAGTTCTCTCTGTCAAGAGGAACTCGCAGTTCCGTAATGTGCCAGTTTTCTTGCAGATGGATCCGTGACTCCAGGCGACCACCGCGGCATCCAGAATGCAGGAATGACTGTCTCAATTGACTCTGTCCCGTAGAACGATTCGTAGAGAGTTCTATAGAAAAAGGCCTCTGCCGTTATAGGTGTTAAATACTCAATCTCAAGCGCCTTTATCTTCCAGTTGGTAAGCAAACACGGCTCGACACGCTGTTGAATCTCCTCAAACCAACTTTTTTCTTGGCTACTTACGCCATCACTGAATGCCTCCTTCTGACGCCAGAGCACCTGGCTCGGAAGAAGATCGGTTTGCTCAAACGCCTTTCGTAGAATCCACTTCTCAACCTGAACACCCTTCACAGGTCGTCGCCAGACAGTTGCAACGGACCGAGCAACGGCTACAAACTGTTTATCGAGGAAAGGGGTTCTCGGCTCCAGGCCATGTGAACTGATGGTTCGGTCACTTCGCAGCACATCGTAGAAGTGTATCTCCTTAAGAAGTCGATCAACTTCCTGTTCAAATGCCTGCTCACTCGGTGCCTTGTAGAAATAGAGATAGGAGCCGAACACTTCATCACTACCATCGCCATTAAATACGACTTTGCAGTCGGTCTGCTCCCTGATTGCCTTCGAGACAAGCCAATTGCCTACACTAGCCCTTACTGTAGTAATATCATACGATTCAATATCATTAATTACTTGGGGAATTGCAGCAAAGAAATCATCTGCCGTCAAAATAACCTCTGTATGATCTGAGCCAATATGATTGGCCACCATCTTTGCATATTTAAGATCAGTGCTGCCTGGCATTCCAATACTGAATGTCTTTAGAGCAGGAAGACCTAGTTCTTTAAGATTCTTCTGTACTAAGGCGGCAATGAGACTACTGTCAATGCCCCCACTCAAAAGTGCCGCGCAAGGCCTCTCTGTCATGAGGCGCTTCTTCACAGCCTCTTCTAAGGCAAAGCGCAGAGCGGTTGCTGCGGTCGCAATACCTTTAGGATTCACAGGGCTATACGAAGGATTCTTTAGCCATGGACTCTGATGATATGCATACATCGAAAAATTGGAAGCATCGGATGCCTGAACAGATGCCCAGTGGCCTGGAGAGAATTGCATAACATTTCCGTGCGAAGACGGAATGGCTTTGCGCTCACTTGCAAGTACAATACTATTTGTTAGATGACCGTATAGATTGAGTTTCAGTGTCAGAGCACAAAAGTCATTGACTCCTGAGATACTAAAGTTTTTAACTGACGGCCAGGCTGTAAAGAGAGGGCGAACACCATAGGGGTCACGGCCCCAGAGTAGGAAGTCGCGTTTCTCATCATAGAGAATAATAGCAAATACACCATCGAGGCACCGGAAAAAAGTCTCAGGTGAGTTACGGTGTATCTCATAGAGGGGGCCGAGCACTTCACAATCTGAGCCTGATGGCATAGGAATATTGTATTCCTCTGCAAGTGCCTTTGCGTTGTAGATTTCACCATTACAAATCCATGTAATTCCGTTTTTACTGAACGGCTGCATTCCAGCAGGATTCAGGCCATTAATGGCGAGACGTGTAAATCCGAAGGTTCCACATGACTTTTTTACAATAGCCGTCGTCTCAGGTCCACGGGCCTTGAGATTTGCAACACATTTATCAATGCCCGGACATTGAATAGTGCCGAAACAGGCAAAGATGCCGCACATTTCGTTCTTTCTATAGAATTGAATTTCAGAGTTTTAGATAGAGCGCAATGGACTTTAGCCAGTATATCAAAAATATCCAATCAGGTACTCAGTGGATTAATTATCAGGCTGAGGTCTTGACACCGCAGAGGGGCTATAATAATACGAGTCCTATCAGCACGCTTACAACAGCAACATATAAGTATGCAGATTATGAGCAGCGTGATCTGATTGCGCAAGGTCGGTTTTATCTAAGTACGGTAAATGTCTACACAACGAATGCTCAGTAGGGCTAGTATGGTTGTCTATAAGACAAAGGCTGAGCGTGTTCAAGAAGCAGTGACCTTATTAAAGAAACTTCAGGAACTTGGTATAGTGGTCTCAGATCCCGGCTATAAGCAGGCTAAGGCATTCTTAGATACATGGATACAAGATGGTGAGGAGGCAAATCACGAATTCTGGTTTCCTCGATATGGGCGAAAGGCAGTGATTGACCTACCGAAGCGTGTGGAGCGAGCGGCGACATTGAAACTGCTTGCGCCTGTTGCGGATGCTAACGCCGATGCAGAGGCAGACGCGTGAATCCTTAATAGAAAAACTCATTCATCATAGACAAGAGTCGCTGATGAATGCAGGTAATGCGACAAGTGAAGGGCCGCTCTATGAGCTTGTTTCACGAGGCAATAAAGACGCCTACTTTATTTCAGATGATGCTACTGCTCTTTTTCCATATGATAATCGATACGAGCCACAGGCCGCTGTAATTCATGAACTACGCCGTATCCCGCCTCTTCAGGCTACTGAGTTCGGCCGTTCCATTGAGTTTCAATTTGAAGTCGCTGGAGATGTTGTGATTGAGCCCACACTGGTGATTGACCTTCCTACATGGCTACCTGCGCCACAGGCCATTCTAAATGATAAATCTGTGATTACTGACCTATCAGGTGTCACCTACGGATATACACGCGGAATCGCGTATTTTCTCTTTGAGAAGATTCAGTTTTTCCAGGACAGACTTCTTATTCAGGAATGGAGCGGCGATGAACTCTTTGCGACAACTCGTAGCCGTGGTTCACTCGCTTCCGCTTTTCTGGAGAATGCGTTGACCGGTGTTCATAGTGGTTCGCCCTTGTCGATACAACGGAATGCAACACCTGGCCGCTTGCGACTCGCGTTGCCGCTTGTAGGATGTCAGGATGCGGACGATGGCGGATTTCCTCGTATCTGTGCAACAGAGCAGGCATTTCGTGTACGCTGTGTTCTGCGGAAATTGGAAGACCTCGTAGAGGCATCTGACGGTCGGGCGAAGCCGACACCTTGGAACCGTAACGATTTCAAGATTGTCACTATCGCAGGTGGTACTCCTGTACAATTTACTACGCTGGATCGGTTAGATATTCCTGCACCGACCATACAATTGGAGACTCGTCATATTTACACTGATAGGGAAATGCAGGATTCTCTACGCAGCAGTGTGCTCACTGTGCCGTTTGAACGACTCTATGAGAATAATTTCACACAAGGGCAGATTGATTATGCACCTTTAACACGAAGTGGAACAGCCTATGTGACACGGCGTCTTGATGCGGACCATCCTGCTGCACGCATGGTGATGACATTCCGTACACAGCCCGCTCTTCTAGCCAATCAGAGATGGCAGTATACAATGGATGTGAGTGGAGGACAGGCGTATAGCGCACTCTCACTTATTATTGCGGGTCGTGACAGAGAAACATCATGGGATTCACTCGTGTGGCATGAGTTAGTGCAGCACGCAAAAGAGGAGCGCGACTCGGGATATAATATCTCTTTTATGAACTGGGCTCTCGGTGACATCGTAGGACGGACTGCTCCCTTTGCACGGCAATTGGAGGGCTCCATTAATTTTACGACGGCCGATAGGCCTACACTCTTAATTACACTAACTGAACTGCCAGGCTCACCCAATACATTTTTAGATGTCTATATCGAGACATGGGCAGCATTGGAGTTCGAAAAAGGCAGGTCTGCGCTACTGTTTGGTAATTAAGCGCGACGAGTGCGGTTCTTGCGGTTGGCCTTGCGGCCGTTGGCCTTGCGCGAGCGGCCACCCTTTAGCGCCTGCTTGCCGCTCCATAGAACACTCCCAATGCCAGCTACACGCTGCGCGGTGCCCTTCGCAACTGATTTAACACCACTCGCAGCCGCACGCGCGGCATTTGCACCAACGCCAATGCCAGATGAGGCTGTATTACTCATTCCCATGTCATAGTTCTGCTTTAACTCTGCAGCATCTCTGCCTGAGATAGTAAAGTTCGGTTTTCCAACTCTAACTATATCGACTTCAAACATACCCGTAGTGTAATTAAAATAGACCCACTGAGGCCCGACTCCAGATGCTTGCGCAGCAGTGCGCGCACCCTTCTGACGCACAGTATTTGTCCCGAATCCAAAACTCCAACCAGTTTTCTGAGCACCGGACATTCTATACAATAGTCAAAGAAATAATACTTTACAGTAGGATGAGGGATACGCTCTGGGTGGCTTTTTTATTAATACTAGTATTCGCCTCCAATTATTTTGTTCAGGTACTTGGAGACGAATTTTACAAGTCTGACCAGAAAGGTAGGATTTTTGATTTACTCCATGTAACTGTTCCCGACTTACATGAATACAAAGCCTATAACGATGTGATTATTACGCTAACGGCGCTGTCATTCTTTTTTATTCCAAACCCCATTCCGATTGTCAAAGAGTTTGCTGGAAAGTTCCTCCTGATTATGGTGGTTCGTGCGATTACCACAATCGCGACAATCCTTCCTAAGCATGATAAATGTGACACGCAAATGGGCTTACTTGATTATTTTAAGGGTAATTGCTACGATAAAGTCTTTAGTGGTCACACCGCATTTGTCTTGCTGGCTACTCTAATTTTCTGGAGACAGGGAATCATTAGTCCCGCATTCTTTTACTTTATTAATCTTCTTAATATGGCCATGATTATCTTAACGAGGTCACATTACACTGTAGATGTGATTCTTGCAGTTGTCATCACATATCTAGTGTATGACGGTGATTACCATGTCTTCACTGATTTTTTTAAGGCTGGTAAATAGGATGGAGGGGCGTAAAATACCCAGGATTACACACCAAATTTGGCTACAGGGTTGGAATGCGCTGCCGCCAAAGTTCAAAGGAAATGTTGAGAGTTTGAAGGCCTTAAATCCAGGATATACCCATATGGTTTGGGATGAAGCGAGTCTTCGCGATGAATGTAGAAAACTATTTCCAGCCGTGCTTGCAAAGTTTAACTCGCTGCCGTATCTCGTTCAGAAGGTGGACTTTGGTCGACTTGTAATTCTCTATGCGTACGGAGGTATAACTGTCGATACCGATATGAAATCTCTGAAACCAATTGACACAACTCCGAAGATTGATACGGCCGAACTCATAGTGAGTCTCTCAGCCTTTCCAGGAAATATGATAGGGCAAACAAATAATGCAATTGTCTTGGCAAAACCTAACCATCCACTGATTCTAGAACTGATTACCCGAATGACAAATTCAACTGTAAGGGAGGAGGAGTTTCTCACTAGGGAACTCTATCTAAATGGAACCACAGGACCAATTGTTCAGAATGCCTTTTTTTATGAACATAAGGGTGAAATTGTCTTTTTAGACAATACCTATTATGAACCGTGTTTCTCAGTGGACCCTGTCTGTAGACCTTCTCAAGACTCTATCATGGACCATAGACATGAAATGTCTTGGATATCACCTTGGGCTAAAGTCTTATTAAAGATTCTGATTGCACTTTTATATCTGGTACTGTGTGTTGTTCCACTTGCGCTTATTTACTGGGGATATGTACGGTTTGCCGGTAAAAAACGAATCTTTCCTACTAGGTAGAGATGTCGTTTACGTTTAATTGGGTTTCTACACCTGGTCAAAACAATAATTTTGTGAATGGTAGTATAAATGGTGGAAGAGCGCGTGCCTTTCTTGATGACGGACAAGTAGATCCATTTGATTCTCCACTCTATATCTGTATTCCGCCCATTACTTTTCAAGGAGGTAATTCAGGTGCTGCTACACTCTTGGATTTTGCTAGGACAATTGCTACATGTGGAGTATTCTCTAGAGTACAACAACCAGGACTAAACTATAACGGCAACAGAATAAGTACGGGAGGAACCTTTACATTAAATGGTAATCCATGTGGAAACTATGAGTATAATGTACTTGAAGGTGGAACTACATTAACTCAGGCATCTATAGCAACTCTATTTAGTTCAAATAATGATCTTAGTTCATGGATTGTATGTAAGGGGAATTTAACTATTGGGGCAGGTGCAGTTCTTATTCCAACTGTAAATCCAACGTATACAGCACCATCTAAAATAACTTATGCAACTCCACCTGATCCTGATGCTAAACGAAGACTCTTTATGGTAGTCTATGTGACTGGTAATTTAATTTTTGGAAATAATGATTCTACTATTTCAATGAGTGCTTGTGGAGGAAATACAAGTAGTACAGGTGCTAATATTGGAACCTTTAATGTACCGATTGCGAACAATATATATTATTATACAGGGACACCACCTGCTACTTCAGCAAGTCCAACAATTCAATCGGTGGGTGGCGCAGGAGGTGCTTCTGTAAGCTCACCTGCTAACGGACAGCCTGGAGGAAGTGGTGCTGCATTGGCAAATTTCAATTTATTATATACAGCTGGTGGAGGAAGTGGAAAACAAAATGGATCTCCAGATGGTTCATGGTTTAGTGGAGCAGGAGGAAGTGGAAGTGCTTTTTCAGGTGGTGCAGGAGGTGGTGCAGCTGCAAGAGCAACTGGGGCAACGGCTGGTTCCTCACTTGGTGGAGAAGGAGGTACTTCAAGTTCATCAGGAGGTTCAGCGGCAGGCGGAACAGGTAATCCTGGCGGAACTGGAAATACTGGCACCAATGGCCTCAATGGAACTGGTGGTATAGTTATTATTATATGTGAAGGAAGTTATATTGCTCCTGACATTGGCGATGGAAAAATATACGCAAATGGAGTAAGTAACAATAGTATTGGATCTGGTGGAGCGTCAGGTGCAGGCCTTATTGCATTCATACAATCTTCAAGTGCCGCTGCAGCTCCATCCCTAGAATCTAGTGGTGGTGTTGCTACTGGTTCAGCTGGCAGTGGCGGTAATGGTCCCACATTTAAATATGGTATTAACAGTTAATTTACATAGGATAAAGACTTCAAACGAGTCTCTTAATAGAATGGCGTCTAGGCCTCGCGGTGATATAACAACCCTAATCGATTTGGCTACCCGTGATAGTCAAGACGATTATTTCACACCGCTTAACTCTGAGACAACATGGTTCGCACGTGACCAGGAGCGACGCAATCGCCCCTTTGTGCCTGCTGTCCAGACATTCGCATTCCGTGGTCCCGCAGCCTTTGGTCAACGCTTCTCCTTTGATGTCGGCTCCATTGCCTGTGGCGATCTCCTCTTTGGGGTCTTTCTACAAGTGAAACTCGGTCACTGGTTTGACCCAACTACAGTCCTCCGTATCCTGTCTGGACGCTACCAATATGTGGACCCAAGCGGCGCCTGGTTCTATGCAAACTCGATTGGCACTGTCTTAGTCCAGAAGGCGGAACTCGAAATTGAAGACCAGATTATTGAAACTATAAACGGCGATTTTACCTTTACAGCCGGCCGTGTAATGACCGATACGAATGCACAAGTTGGAATCAATGTAGATGGCACTGGATTCTCAAATCTCGCTCGCTTGAAGTCATGGAATCCAAATCGTGTCTTTCCCACGGA